GGTGACCGCGGCCACGCTCCGGGAGAAGTGGGAGTCGACGCCGGGGATGACGATGGAGCACTGGGCGCGGCTCACCTGCAACGTGCCGACCAGGCCTGAGTCAGCCGCGGTGCAGGAGGCGGAGTGGGCTGCAGCCCTGCATCAGGGGCAGATCCCGGAGGGGGAGCCGGTCGGGCTGGGCGTCGACGTGGCCTGGAAGTGGGACACGACCGCGCTGGTGCCGCTGTGGTGGCGCGACCCCGGTTTCCGGCTGCTGGGGCCAGCGTCGATCCTTGTCCCGCCCAGGGACGGATCCTCGCTCGACCCTTCCAGGGTGGAGGACGCAGCCCTGACGATCCATGCCCGCAACCCGGTGCACACGGTGGTGATGGACACCTCGAAGGCGGAGCAGCTGGCTGCCTGGTTCGAGGCGGAGCTGGGCGCGACCGTGATCGACCGGGCGCAGTCCAACACGCTCGCCTGCCTCGACTTCGAGCGCTTCACGGAGGCGCTGCGGCAAGGGTGGCTGTGGCACACAGGCGACCCGGGCCTGCGCGAGCACGTGCTGAACGCGGTCGCGCGCAGGCTGCCGGGCGGCGACATGAGGTTCGACCGCCCGTCGCAGACCAGGCGCTCGTCGAAGCAGGACAGGAGGGTGATCGACGCGTTGACGGCGGCGTCGATGGTGCACGGGGTGCTGTCTGCTGACACGGAGGAGGAGCCTCCCCCGATCCTGGTGGCGATCGTGTGAGCGCCGTGGCCGGGATCAGCGAGCACCGCCGCGAGCTGCTGCTGAATGCGGTGGACTGGCAGGGAAGGTGGCCCGGCCTCGACGGCGGCGCCCGGGCGGGGTTCGGGCTTGACCACTACTTCGCCGACCGGCCGCCAGCCTTCTACCCGGAGGCGTGCGCCCACGCCGCCAGGGCGCTGGTCGCGCTCGGCCACCGCGACAGTGCGCTGCTGGCGCTCGACTCGCTGCTCGGGTCGCAGGTGCCGGGCGGGGGCTGGGGCCTGCCCTGGACGTGGGGCAAGTTCACGGCGGAGAAGGTCGGGTTCGCGTCGACCACGGCGGTGGCCGTGCACGCGTTCCTGGACGCTGGCCTCGACCCGCCGGAGGAGGCGCTCGACGCGATCTCTTTCAACCCGCACGCGTACGCGTTCCAGCACGGGGTCGTGCACCTGGAGAGCGGTGTCTGGAACGGGGTCGTGCACCTGGAGAGCGGTGTCTGGAACGGGGTCGCCCAGGTGTGCGGCGCCCTCTGCCGCGCAGGCCGCGCCCCCAGGGGGCTGCCGGAGCACCTGCGGGAGCTGCGCCGCTGGATGTGGCACGGCATGGTCGCCTACTCGACCGAGAACCCGCACTGGTTCGAGCAGCATCAGTGCATGGTCGCGGAGGGCCTGCATCACGTCGGCGGCCCCCGCGAGGCGGAGGCCATCCCCCGCGAGGCCTCCGTGGCGGCGGAGGCTGCCCGGCTCGGCGAGGAGATCCTGGTCGCGTCACGCGAGCACCTGCTCACGGTGGAGGGCGGGGGCAGGGTCGCTGTCGCCAGGGCTGACGACATGTACTCGGGCTACCTGGCCCTGTTCGCCTGGTGCTACGCCGAGCACGGGCAGCTGCAGTTCGCGGACGCGATCGAGGAGACGCTCTGGGGCCGCTACTGGACGGACGACCACGGCTTCACCACCCAGCCGGGAGGGGTGCTGCCGTCGGTCAGGATGAACGCCTGGGTCTGCTCCTGCCTCGCCAGGAGAAGGCGGTCGTGAGGATCGCGGACGTGTGGGTGTGCGCCTGCGGCCACTTCGGACGCTGGCACCGCCCGGACGGGTCGTGCTCACACGACGGCTGCGGCTGCGCCCGCTTTGAACGCCCGGTCAGGGGCATGACGGCGGAGACGAGCACCGCCCGGCCGTGGCGGCGACGCAACAGGGCAGCTCCGGAGCGCAGGTAACGCCGAGGGGCGGCCCTGCCCGGCGCGCCCGACTGCACGCCGGTGCGGCGAGCGGACGGGGTGAAGGAGAGGAGAGAGTTACCCCTGCCCCCGTCCGGTGGCGGGCCGCCCCTCGGTCAGCCCGGATCCTACACCGACATCCGACCGGTGCGGAAGACTGCACCGCATCGACGCCGTCGCCATCGACATCCACGGCGACCGCACTCTGTGCGGCCCTGACTGCAACGCGTTCCTGACCAAGTGGGGCCGCTGGTGGGGCGGGCAGAGCGAACGTCCTGTAGCGTTGCTCGTTGCCGGACCCGGCTACAAAGCCCGGTGCGGGCAGAAGACCCGCAACATGGTCAGCAAGGCGGACAGGCTGTACACGTTTCGGCCGTTCGAGCACAACGACGAGATCGAGGCGATGCACGAGATCAACGTGTCGAGGCCCGCCAGGCAGGGGAAGCCGATGAGCGACCGTTACCGGCGACCGCCGATCCCGATCGTGCGTCCCTGGCAGACCTGTGACCTGCACCAGTCGCTGTGGTGGGGCGCCTTCGACGTCGACGGCAGGCTGCGCGGCTACTGCAACCTGATCCGGCTCAACGACCTCGGCGTCGTCAACACCATCCTCGGCCACGGCGACGCCGCCGCTTCCGTCAACGGCCTGATCGCGCACATGGCCGAGTCGTCCGGGGTGCGCTGGATCCACTACCTGACCCTGGCCTCCTCCTCGCCGACCCTGGCAGCGTTCAAGCGCCGCTGCGGCTTCCGCGAGTACCGGGTGCTGCAGGGGGCGACCGCGTGACCACGGCGATGCTGCAGCTGCCGAGCGGCAGGATGCACCCGCAGGCGTTCGACCGCCACGACCTGCAGCTGCTGGAGGACTTCGTCGAGCAGCATTCGCGCACCGTCACCCTGGGCGAGGTGGCGGCAGGCGACCACGACCCGTCCACGGTCGTGCTCCGACACGACGTCGACCACTGCCCGGAGCAGGCGCTGCGGTTCGCGCGCTGGGAGCACAAGCGCGGCTACCGGGCCTCCTACTTCCTGCTCCCGTCCGCGAGCTACTGGCGCGACGGCGCGCGCACCGCCGCCCTCGCCCTGCAGGAGATGGGCCATGAGGTGGGCGTCCACAACGACTCCCTGGTGATGTCCCGCGGCGACGTGGGGGAGGCTCTCGCGCTGCTGCGCGCCCAGGTGGGGGAGATGCGCTCCTGGGGGATCCGGGTGCACGGTGTCGCAGACCACGGCGGCGTCGGGTGGCAGAACACCGACCTGTGGCGCGTGCACATGCACTCCCCGTCCGAGGTCGCGGTCGACTACGAGGCCTACCTGCTGCACCAGATGGGGTCGCACTACGTGAGCGACAACCAGGGACGCTGGCGCGCGGAGCGCCGCCGCGTCGAGGGCAGGCAGACGCACATGCTGATCCACCCGGAGCACTGGCAGCTCCCGGGCGCGGGGAGGGCGGCGTGACCGACCCGGACGGCGGCGTGGGCACGGCGGCGGCCGACGCGACCTTCTACGACCTCGCGTACGCGGACGCTGACGGGGCGGCCTCCCTGCCCTACCAGGAGACGCCGATGCGCGCCCTGTACGACGCCGTTTACGGGAAGATCCGGCGTCTGCAACCTGTTGTCGACCTGGGCTGCGGCAACGGCCTGATGGCCCAGTGCCTGAAGGCGAGAGGATACTGCGGCGACTACCTGGGACTCGACTTCTCCGACGAGGCGCTCGCCGCCGCCGACCGGTTGCTTGAAAAGACAACAGGTCGCGTTTACCCTGCAGAAGACGAGCTGCCGGAAGCGGCCTACCGCTTCACGCACGCCGACCTGCGCGAATGGGCGGAGGAGCCATCACCACAGACACACGACACCGTCTACCTGCTGCTGGAGGTGTTGGAGCACCTCGACGACGACGTCGGCCTGATCTGCAGGCTGCCCGCTCGATCCTCGGTGCTGTTCAGCGTGCCGAACTTCTGGTCGCACTCGCACGTGCGCACCTTCGACAGGGTCGGGGACGCGTTCCGGCGCTACGGGCACCTGCTCGACATCGACAGCTGGCAGCTGCTGCCCACCGGCTCCCCGCAGGCGGCGATCCACCTGTACGGGGGAAGGCGCCGGGCGAGCGCATGGTGACCTCGGCGGACGCGGCAGGCGTGAAGGTGCGTGACCGCGTCGTGCGCGTGCTGGACGAGGAGATGGCCCGCCTGCACGAGGCCGCCGTGCAGGGCGAGGTCAGGCCCGGCCCCGCCGCCAGGGTGATCGACCACATGCTGGACGCGAGGGCGTTGGCCGCCGAAAGCCTCGTCGGGGGGGACGAGTGATACGGCCCCACCGCGCGGAGGGCAACACCGCCGCAAGGAAGGCGACCCCGTCCACGAGATGGCACCCGGGGGTCGCGTTGGTCGCCGCCGGAGCGCTGCTGGCCGCGGCCGGACTGTGGATGATCTACCCGCCAGCGGCGCTGATCGCGTTCGGCGCGGTCGGGGTCGCGTGCGGGCTGCTGCTCGACCTCGGGACGGGTGACGGGTGACCAGGCTGATCGACACCCTGAGACGCCAGCCGGAACGGGCCTCCTCCAGCCTGTCCCTCCAGCAGTTCGTCGACTACTTCCAGTACGGGGGCAACTGGTACCCGTACGGGCTGATGAAGTCGACCCTCCCCGGCACCAAGCGGGAGGAGATCCCGGGCGACTTCGAAGGCCTCGCCAGGCTCGCCTACCGGGCGAACGGGATCGTGTTCGCCTGCATCCTCGCCAGGATGATGGTGTTCAGCGAGGCCCGCCTCACCTACAGGCGCCTGGTCAACGGCAGGCCCGGGGAGCTGTTCGGGACGCAGGCGCTCGCGGTCGTCGAGCAGCCCGAGCCTGGGCGCACCACCGGGGACATGCTCGCCAGGGCGGAACTTGACGCTTCCCTGGCTGGCAACTGGTACGCGACCAACCGCTACCCGGGCAGGATCAAGAGGCTCCGTCCCGACTGGGTGTCGATCGTGCTCGGATCCTACGACGACCCCGGCGTCACCGGCTGGGACATCGCCGCCGAGGTGATCGGGTACATGTACCACCCGGGAGGGATCTGGTCGGGCGAGGAGCCGGTCGCCCTGCTCGCCGACGAGGTCGCCCACTACGCCCCCATCCCCGACCCTGACGCGTCCTACCGGGGCATGTCCTGGCTCACCCCGATCATCGACGAGATCCAGGCCGACCAGGCAGCCACCGACCACAAGCGCGCCCTGTTCGAGAACGGGGCGACCCCGAACATGATCGTGTCGCTACAGGAACCAGACCCGGAACGCTTCCAGGCCTGGGCGGACAAGTTCAAGGAGCAGCACGAAGGGGTCGGCAACGCCTACAAGACCGTGTTCCTCGGCGCGGGTGCCGACGCCAAGGTGGTCGGCGCGAACCTGGAGGAGCTGGACTTCCGCTCCGTGCAGGGCGGCGGCGAAACCAGGATCGCGGCCGCGTCCGGCGTGCCCCCGATCATCGCCGGGTTCAGCGAAGGGTTGGAGGCCTCCACCTACTCCAACTACGCCCAGGCCAGACGCCGCTTCGCGGACGGCACGGTCAGGCCGCTGTGGCGCAACTTCGCAGGGTCGCTGCAGCGGATCGTGCCGACCCCGAGCGGGTCGCAGCTCTGGTACGACCCGCGGGACGTGTCGTTCCTGCAGGAGGACGAGAAGGACGCGGCGGAGATCCTGGCGGTGCAAGCCCAGGCTGTCAGGCAGCTCGTCGACGCCGGGTTCGAAGCCCAGTCGGTGATCGCGGCCGTCGACTCCGGCGACCTGTCCAGACTCACCCACACGGGCCTGTTCAGCGTGCAGCTGCAGCCAGCAGGCGCGCAACAGCCGCAGCCATCGCCAGACTTGGCAACGAGCAACGGGCGATCCTAGCCAGCAGCCGAAGGAGACAACGGATGGCACAAGAGAACGTCAACGGGCCGCCCCCCCGCGACAACCTGATCCGCGCCTACGCCCCCACCGCAGAACCGATGCAGGTGCGCTCGTCCGGCGACGACCCGGGCGACGGGCGCCTGCTGCACGGGCACTTCTCCGTCTTCAACCAGTGGGCGCTGATCGACTCCGCCTGGGAGGGGACGTTCCTGGAGCGCGTCCGCCCGGGCGCGTTCGCGAAGACGTTCGCGGAGGGCCTCGGGCGGATCCGGTGCCTGTTCAATCACGGGCGCGACCCGTCGATCGGGATGAAGGTGCTGGGGAAGCCCACGGTGCTGCGGGAGAGTGAGCGCGGGGCCTACTACGAGGTGCCGCTGTTGAAGACGCAGTACGTGGACGAGCTGCTGCCCGGGCTGGAGCACGGCCTGTACGGGGCGTCGTTCCGGTTCAGCGTGGTGCGGGACGAGTTCGTGAACCGTCCGCAGCGCTCCGAGCACAACCCGGACGGGCTGCCGGAACGGTCGCTGCTGGAGGTGCGGGTGCGGGAGTTCGGCCCGGTCACGTTCGGCGCCTACGGGGGCGCGGACGCCTCGGTCAGGTCGCTCACCGACGAGTACATGCTCGACGTCCTGCGCGAACGGGACGGGGCGGCCACGCTCGGTCGCTCACGCGTCTCCGTGCCCGACCTGCCCGTGCCCATGATCGGCGGAGGCGGCAGCCGGAGCACCAGCTGGAGCGGGACGCTCGCAGCCCCGGCCGACGACGACGAGCGCTCCGGGCACGACAACGAGCGCGCGATCAGCGCGGCCATGGACACGGTGTGGCTGATCAAGCCGGAGAAGATGGCCGCCATCGCCGCGCTGCTCGACGAGCGCTCCAGGGGCGTCCGCCTGACCAGGCAGGAGATCGCGCAGCGTGTCGGGGCGGACGATGACCTCGACGACGATGACGGGGAAGACGGCGGCGGCCACTCCCAGGTCGGCGACGTGGCCGTGCTCCGGATCCGGGGCACGCTGATGCCGAG